GTCGAGGCCGCCGTCAAGGTCGACGCGACCGTCCGCGAAGTCACCCAGCAAGACCTCGAACTCCAGGAGATGCTCCGCGAAGCCAAGGCCAAGATGCGGGTCGAAGAGCAGCAGATCCTCGACGGCGGTGACGCGTGACCCGCAGCAGCCACTACATCGAATCCCTCGTACCGTCCTGGCTGATGCACGACGGCGGCTACCGGGCCGCCCTCACCCAGCACCTCCGCGACCGCCTCACCATGCAGGGGTACGAGATCGTCGCACCCATCCGCATCCGGCCCGAGTCCGGCCAAGTCCCGCCGCCCGTCGGGATGGTCATGCTGCGCGTGGAGACCGAGGTCGAAGAGTTCGATATCGAAGTCGATCAGGACTGACTCATGGTCATAAAAGGGCACCAAATAGCCCGTGGCCTGGGACAATTGAAGGACTCCCACGCAACGAAGACCCCGGCGAGTGCTGAAGACACTCCCGGGGCGTGGCCCACCTGAGAAAGCAGGCAGGCATGACCCACGCTACAACTGACGGCGAGCCGCTATGCGTGATCTACGCGCTCTCGACTGACGGCGAGACGCACCGCTATGTCGGCATGACGCAGATCGGCGCCCAAGCGCGGCTTCGCATCCATCTCAAGACCGGGCGCACGCCGACACTTCCGTCTGCCCGATGGATCAAGAAACACCGTCAGCTCGGCCACGAGATCAAGTCGGTCGTCCTGGAGGTGTGTACCCCAGAGACCATCGGAGACCGGGAGGCCGCCTGGATTGATCTGCTACGAAGCCAGGGCTTCGAACTCCTCAACGTTACGACTGGCGGGCGAGGCGGCCTACCCGGACATGTGCACAGCCCAGAGGCGCGCGCCAAGATGTCGGCAAAGCTGAAGGGGCGAGTAATGGACCCCGAGTGGCGCGCCAAACTCTCCGCCGCCAACGCCGGCCGCCCAGGTCGACCGATCACCGAGGAAGTGCGACAGAAGCTCCGCGCCGCAGCGGCACTCCGGGGACCAATGTCCGCAGAGTCGAAAGCCAAGCTGTCCGCAGCTAAAACCGGCCGCAAGCTCACCCATGAGCACCGAGCGGCGTTGGTTGCAGCAGCGGCAGGGCGCCCGCCGCAGTCGGAGGAAACCCGCAGGAAGCGCGCGGAAACCATGAAGGGGCACCGGCTGCTGGACGAGTCGAAGGCCAAGATCAGCGCCGCGCGAAGTCGCTACGAGGCAGAGAAGCGCGGGCTCACAATCACAGAAGACATCGTGAGGGAGATACGGCAAGGGGCCGAGTCAGGCACGCCAATTCCCGCCTTGGCAGAGCGCTTCAAGTTGCCCTACGCCCAGACCTGGCGGATCGCCCGCCGCCGAAGCTGGGGCCATGTCGAGTAGCGCGTACCTCTGCGATGAGACGGGCGAGCCGTACAACTCCGCCACGTTCTCCCTGGACAGCTATCTCAACGGGCTCGACGAGCGCCTGTTGGAGTCGAGCGAGGGCCGGCGAATCCTGACGCGCCTCGATCCCCTCGCTTTTGCCCTGCTGTATTTGCCCCACCACTTGAAGGGCAAGCAGACCGGGGAGCAGATCACTTTCGCCGACTGCCATTTGGACTGGGCTCGCCGGGCTCGCCAGTGGGTGCGCCCTGTCACCGAACCGCGCTCCGCCCGAGACGTCTTCATCAGCCCGCGAGAGTCGGCAAAGAGCACGTGGTGGTTCCTCATCATCCCGATGTGGGCTGCAGCTCACGGCTTCATCCACTTCGTGGCGGCCTTCTCGGACAGCGCTTCACAGGCGGAGACGCATCTATCAACCTTCAAGGCCGAATTGGACGGCAACCTTCTACTGCGCGAGGACTTCCCCGACCTAACGACGCCGGCCACCCGGCCGCGAGGCAGTGTCGTTGCCGACCGGCAGTCGCAGATCCAGATGGCCAACGGCTTCACCTTCGCGGCCCGCGGTATCGACTCTGGCAACCTCGGCCTCAAGGTCGGCCGGCAGCGCCCCGACGCCTTGATCTGCGACGACATCGAGAGTGGGGAGGCGAATTACAGCGTCCATCAGGCGAAGAAGCGGCTCTCCACGCTCCAGAACGTGATCCTGCCTCTGTCGGAGTTCGCCCGGGTGGTCGTCGTCGGAACCACCACCATGGCGGGAGGGCTGATCCACCAGTGCGTGAAGAGCGTCACCACGAAGGAGGAGCCTGCCGCCTGGATCAAGGAGGACAAGTTCCGGGTCCATTACTACGAGCCGATCATCAACACCGAGGGCGGGGAGCGGTCTATCTGGCCCGCCAAGTGGCCCATGAGCTATATGGTGCAGGTCCGATCGACAAGATCTTTTAAGCTCAACTTCCTGAACCAGCCGTCGAGCGCGAACTCCGACTACTGGACCGAGGACGACTTCACCTACGGCCGCTTCCCTGTGGCCCGCACGTATCTGTCCGTCGACGGTGCCGTCACGACGAAGAAGAAGTCGGACTTCACGGGGCTGGCGGTTGTCGGCTGCGCCCCCGCCCGCCCGGCCCGGGACGGCCAGCGGCCGATGCCTGCGCGCTGCCTGGTCGAGCATGCGGAGGCGGTCAAGCTGCGGGGTAGGGAGCTGCGGGAGAGGGTCCTGCAGCTGCTGGATTCATTCCCGGAGATCGGCGCGATCCTCGTCGAGGCGAACCAGGGCGGCGACCTCTGGCATGAGGTGTTCAACGACCTACCGGTACGCGTGATCACCTTCTCGAACTCGGAGGCCAAGGAGGTACGCGCCGCGCGGGTCCTCAATCTGTACCAACTGCTGCCCGCGCGCGTCGTCCACGCGGAGCCGCTGCCTGCCTTGGAAGAGCAGATGTGCGCCTTCCCGAACGGGCTCAACGATGACCTCGTCGATGCCGTCGGGAACCCCGTGCTCCGATTTTTGCGGCCTCCGCCGAAGAAGGCTCCACCGACCGCGAGCAGCGCCAGCTACCTCTAAGCCGAGGAAGGTTCCACAGGCAAGTAGCGGCAGTTACCTTTGATTCGAAGGTGGCGAGCTATCATCACCTTGATGAAGGGTGGTGGGTGTGAGTATCGATGACCTGATGTACGGCATCGACGAGCTCGCCGAGTCGCGCCCCGGATACGACCGGGCCGCCATGTACTACCACGGCACCGCGCCCGAGATCTTCGCCTCCAGTCGCATCCGGGCCGCCCTGCGCGCCCACCAGATCGACTTCGACCTCAACTTTGCGAAGACCCCCGTCAACGCCGTCGCCACCCGGCTGAAAGTCGCGTCGATCACCAGCCCTGACAAGGACACCAACACCCTCATCTCGAAGATCTGGCAGGACAACCAGCTCAACCTCGAACTCCCCGACCTCGTGCGCAAGGCGGGCGAGTTCGGCGACGCCTACCTGATGGTCCTGCCCGTCGAGGACGAGAAGGGCAACGTCGTCCGCGTCGAGATGTTCTACAACTCGCCGCAGACCGTGCGGGTGATCTACGACGAGGAGAACCCGCGCCGCAAAAAGTTCACGATCAAGAAGTGGTGCGACGGCCGCTACCTGCGGGCTGAGCTGCTGTACGACGACCACATCGAACGCTGGACCACCGGGCTCGACTCGGCCGGACGTGACGCCAACGACTGGAAGCCGTGGATCGCCGAACCGGATGCCGCACCGGACCCGAACGAAGCGGCGGCGGAGGAGCCCGACGCCGAGTCGTGGCTTATCGACCACGACTGGGGCGAGCAGCCGGTCTTCCATTTCCGCACCGACCGCCCATACGGGGTGCCGGAGCATTACGGCGCCTACGGCCCGCAGAACGCGATCACGAAGCTTCAGGCGACGCATATGGGAACCGTCGACTACCAGGGCGCACCCCAGCGGTACGCGCTCACCGAAGCCGCCACCACCGACACATCCGACCTCGAGCCCGGCGACTGGGACGACGAAGACTTCCCCGAGGACACCAACGGTCTCGGCCCCTCCGATGTTGGTGACGACTCCTCCCTGAAGGCCGGCCCAGGTGAGCTGTGGCTGCTGCGCGGCTACAAGGCGGTCGGCCAGTTCGACGCCGCGAAACCGGACGTCTTCCTCGATCCGATCATGTTCAACGTGCGGGCGATGGCGCAGATCACCGACACCCCGCTGCGCATGTTCGACCCGCAATCCAGCCAACGCTCCGGCGAGTCCTACCGGGAGGAGGACGGGCCGTTCGTCAGCAAGGTCGAGAACCGGCAGACCTCCTACGGCGCCTCGCTGCATGCCGCGTTCGTGTTCGCGCTGCGCCGCCTCGGCATCCCCGACCCGGTCATCAGCGTT